GATCATATGGTTATTGACTATTATTTTAAGAATTCTGACACTAAACTAACAACTATTGCAGAAGACTTAGGAATAAATGTTTCACTAGTACGTAAAATCTTAAATAATTATTTTGATAATTTAAAACATAATAAAAAATGATAATAACTTTAAAAATGAAAAGTAATGAAGCAAAAACAACAGAACAAAAAAGAGCGCTTAATTCGTGGGCTCGGAATAAGTTCCGGGGTACTATTATTGCTGGCACTGGTTTTGGGAAATCTAAGTGTGGTATTTTGGCCACTGATCATGTGCTCAACAATAATCCTAGCGCTAAAATTCTTATACTAGTACCTACCACTCAATTGCAAGATCAGTGGAAAGATGAATTTCATAAATGGAATTTATCTGAATGTCTAGATAACGTTGAACTTTTATGTTATCAGAGTGCATATAAATTGCAAGGTGAGAAGTATGATTTAGTAATATGTGATGAGATACATTTAGGATTAAGTACAGAATACCGTAAGTTTTTTCAAAACAATGCGTTTGATAAACTTTTATGTATGACAGCTACTTTACCTGAAGAGCCTGAATATCAACAAAAATTACATATATTAGCACCAACTGTTTACAAAATCAGTTTAGATCAATGTGTAGCACTTGGTATTGTATCTCCTTATGAAATATATTGTTTTCCAGTAACTTTAACTACTCAAGAAAGAGCAGATTATCTTACTATTAACAATAGATTTGTAGCTTGTAAATATGCTTTAGGCGCATTTGATGCATTTAATGAGGCTAAAAGATTACTAGGAGATGGAAGCGCAGACCCTGCGGATAAAGCAGTAGCAGCTCAATTTTATAAAGCTATACGAGAGCGTAAAGCAATTGTAGACTTTGCAATAAATAAAGTTGAGATGTTTAAAAAGTTAGTTCTTACTAATACAGATAAAAGAATACTAGCATTTAGTGGAGCAAATGATTTTACAGATCAATTATGTAAAGCAGTTACTCCTCTTGCTAAATCTTATCACAGTAAAATAAGTAAGAAAGAACGAGAAAAGTCTTTAGAGTCTTTTAGAGATGGTACAATAAATGTACTATGCTCAACCAAAGCTTTGAATCAAGGATTGGATGTACCCAATGCTAATTTAGGTATTATATGTGGATTAACAAGTAAATCATTATCCATGATTCAAAGAGTTGGAAGACTTATTAGATTTGAAGAAGGCAAAACTGGACGTGTATACATTCTTTATGTGAAAGATAGTCAAGAAGAAAAATGGCTTAAGAACTCTGTTAAGGGTTTAAATAACATAAAATGGATGTAAAAATTAATTAAATAAAAGATTTGTATTATGAAAAAAATTAGTATATTTGTACAAATGTTCTGTTCGATTATAAAATTTTCTTTTATACTATGAAAGTAGAGATAGATTTTCAACTGCTAATAACAACAGGGATGAGCGCTGATGACTATCTCTACTTATACATAGTCCATAGAAAAGGATTTAATTATTTAGAGCAACTCAATCTTAAACCAGATTTAGACAGATTACAAGAAGAGGGGTACATTAAGCTCGGTCAAACACCTGCTAATCATACAATTAGACAAGAATTTATAGATTTATTTTCTTCTAATTTTGATCAGATGTTTGCTGAGCTTGTTGGTACCTACCCTATGAAAGTAACTTCTCCTGGTCGAGGAGTCAGAGTTTTACATGCTAAAGATCCAGATGCTAAAGCAAATGAAAAATGTAAAAAAAGATATTATAAAATCGTAAATGATAAGCCTCATATACATAGACATATTATCAATTGTTTAGATAATCAGCTTAAAGTTGAACGAGATAATCTTGGCTTTTTACAAAATTTAGAAACTTGGATTAATAACTATACTTGGGAAAAGTATGAAAACTTAGACGAAAATGACACAAGAGAAACTACTCACAGAATCACCCGATCCCTTTAAAGACCGTGGATTTAAAAGCATTAATAAAGCTATTAGCGCTTCTTTACACCAGGTTTCTGCTGGAATGCAGGGTAAAAGACTCGTATATCCAACTAGTTGGAAACGATTAAACAAGAATCTTCTTGGCGGATTACAGCCAGGCAAGATGTATGTAATAGCTGGTAGACCCGGAGTGGGTAAATCAGCATTTAGTAATCAACTAATCTTTGACTTATTAGATAAGAATCAATTTAAAAAATTACTTGTTTTATATTGGAGTTTTGAAATGCCAGGATATCAACAGATACTCCGTGCAGGCTCAAAAGGATCAGGAAAACAAGTAAGTGAACTACTTTCAGTAGAACGCAAGTTAGAAAATGAAGCTTATCAAAAATTTAAAGAAGAAGTTCTTAAATACGCTCATTATCCAATTTTCTTTAATAATGTACCTAGAAATATGGAATTTATTAAAGAAGCTAATGTAGATGTAACTAACAAAAAACCGGATCATACTATTATTAATGTATTTGATCACTCACGTTTGATATTAAGTAATAAAGAACAAGAGTTACAAAAACTTAATGATGTAAGTAAAGGATGTATGTGGTTACAATCTAAAATGGGAGTAATAAACATTTTAATATCACAATTAAATAGAAACATAGAACAAGAACACAGAGCTAAGGCACAATATCAACCATTACTAACTGATTTATTTGGTGGTGATAGTATTGGCCAAGATGCTCACGTAGTTATGATGATACAACGACCTTATGATTTATATGGAATTACAGATCTATATTGTGATGAGGATCCAATAGGATTATTAGCTATACACATTGAAAAGAATAGAGACGGTTTACTTGGGATGATACCATTTGAAGCAGACATGTCAACATTCACTATTAACGAACGTAAAAAATAAAAATTATGTCAAAAGAAAGAGCAATAGAAATTTGTAAAAATTTAACAGGAACAATTGATAAAATGCCAGATAAGAGAAGTATACTTAGACACAATGAACTCTTAAATCCTAATTCGATTTTTGATAGAGCGTCAGTAAAGAAATCAACTCTGGTAAATATGAAAAAAAAATTAATAACAAAATATAAATTAACTAAAAAAGAACTAAATGAGTAAAAAGAAAGGTAAAACAAATATGAAACTATCACTTTTAAATGAATTAAATACTATAGATAAACGAGTAAAAAGATTTAAAAATGATGAAGAGAAGATATCTCAATTAATGTCTAGAAGAGACACAATACGAACCAAATTAAAAACCAAATAAATGGAATTACCAACAATAAAGGTAAAGGCTAGCCGTAAATCGCCTAAGAACATGATATTATATGGAGCTCCTAAAATTGGAAAAACTACAGTATTATCACAGTTAGATGATTGTTTAATTATTGACTTAGAAGAAGGTTCTGATATGGTTGATGCTTTAAAGGTTAAAGTAACAAACTTAAAAGAACTTGAAGAAGTTGGTAGAATGATTATTAAGAAGGGAAAACCATATAAATATGTAGCTATTGATACTATATCTAAATTAGAAGAATGGTGTGAATCATTAGGTAAAGAAATTTATATGAAAACTCCTATGGGTAAAAACTTTGATACTAAGAACCCAGGTATGTCAATTTTATCACTGCCAAATGGCGCAGGCTATCTTTATTTAAGAATGGCCTATAAAAAATGGATAGACAGATTGAATTTACTAGCGGATCATATTATCTTAGTTGGACACTTAAAGGATAAGATGCTTGAAAAGAAAGGAAAAGAGGTTGCTGTTAAAGACCTTGATTTAACTGGTAAAATTAAGCAAATTACTTGTGCCAATTCTGATGCTGTTGGTTATATATATAGAGATGGAGATGAAACTATGGTTTCGTTTGATTCTTTAGATGATATAACTGCTGGTAGTAGATGTGCGCACTTAAAAGGTAAGACCATGCCTTTAGAATGGTCAGAAATATTTATTGATTAACTACTTAAAACTTAAAAAATGATTGAAGTTAGAGAACAAACAAATGGAGAGGCAGTTCCACAAACAACGCCACAAAGAATTACTACTACTATGATTTTAGATGATTTAAATAATGGTATTGGTAGAGATGGTATTAAAACAAAATATGGATTAGAAACTTGGGAAGTAACTCAAATGTTTCAACATCCTACTTTAAAAGGTAAGAAAGCTAAGAAAATTAGAAAATTATCTTTCGAATTTGTAGATGATACAGAAACTGATGCATTTGATGAAAATGCTGTAGATCCAAATCAAACTAGTATTCCAGTACCTGAAGAACTAGAAAGTTTTGATGACGATGAAGAAGATGATGATGAAAACGAATTTAGTAACCAGTATTAACAATTAAAAACAATAAAAATGGCAATACAAAGTAATGCAAGTACCGAAGAGGTAATGGGATCAGGATTAACTTTATTTTCTGGTCTAACAAATGCGTCTGTAATAGCAGTGAATCCAACGATGGCTGAATTACATGCGTTAGAAATTAATGTAAAACAGGAACCAAATTATAGTGTAACTATTGGAAGTGAAGATTATAATAAAGTTGTATTTTGGTTAAAGACTGAAGATACTGCTGTAAGATTAGAAGTATTAATGCAGAATAAAACAAGACTTTCTCAAAATGGTAAACATCAATGGATAAATAACATTGGTCAAGCTACTTGGTCAGAAGACTCACCAACATATGATTGGTGGAGAGCTGAAGGACAAAGAAAAGGTTATGTAGGTGAAGAAACACTTATTAACTTTACTAAAGCTTGGGCTAATGTAGCTTCTGGAGATGAAGTGTCTTTTGAGACTATAGCTAAAATTGCTGCAGGAGATATAGCAGAAGTTAAAGCATTAGTTTCAGTCTTAAAAGATAACTGTGTTAGAGTACTAGTAGGTGTTAAAGATGATAAATACCAACAAGTATATACTAAGCATTTTGGTAGAATTAAACCACAAAGAGATGATCTATTTATAAAAGCTTTAAATGATGATTATGGTTCATTTAATGCTGATTTTAATGCTGATCTAGTGTGGGGTACACATAAACCAACTGCTGAATTAATTACTCCTGATACTATTGGAGAGGATGATGACTGGACAATGCCTGATACTCCTCAAAATGAAAGCAAGAAAACTGAAGAAGCTCCATTTTAATGGCTATTAAGAGCAGGAGCAGTGAAGATCACTTACATACAGATGTCATACTTGGTAAAATTACCGAGTATGACATTTTTAAGTATTATTGTCCAAACTTTAAAGAACTAAAGAAACTATTTAAAAGTGATTTACGTGTAGATAAAAAACCTACAGTAACTATTACTCCTTATAATGGTCGGTTATTATATAAAGATTTCGCAAATAGTGATCATAGTTTTCATTGTTTTGATTATATAATGATGAAATATTCATGTTCTTTTTTTGATGCTATGCGAATTATTGATTGTGATTTTAATTTAGGTTTAGGTTCTTCCAAAGACGGAATTAAATTTACTATGGGATATATGGCATATAGACAAAACAAAGTTCCTAAATATGAAGAAGCTCCTGCAATAATTAAAAAGAAAGCACGACAATGGTCGAACCAAGATGCGAAATTTTGGGGGAAATATTTGGTTAGTAAGAAAATACTCACTAAATTTGCAGTCGAACCAATAAGTCATTTCTGGGTTAATAACAACAGATTTACGTGTAAATCAATTACTTATGCCTTTAAATTCAAAAATCGATATAAAATCTATTCTCCTTATGATGAGAAAATCAAATGGTTAAGCAATACAAAAAAAACAGATGTACAAGGCTATAACCAATTACCTAAAGTGGGTAAAAAGCTTATTATCACCTCATCTCTTAAAGATGTTATGTGTTTATATGCCGCTGGCTATAATGCTATTGCATTACAAAGCGAAATGCAAATACCTGATAAGAAGCTAATAAGTGAGCTAACAGAACGATTCAATACAATAAACATTTTATACGATAATGATTTTGAGAAGACAAATAACCCGGGTCAAACAATGGCCAAGAAAATTTGTGACTTATACGGTTTCAAAAACGTCTGCTTGCCTGACAAATTCAAATCTAAGGACCCTTCTGATTTGGTTAGCAAGGTAGGTAGTTTTAATGAACTTAAAATTATATTAAATGACACGAGATGAAATTATTGAAAAACTAAGAACACGTAAAGGATTTTTAAAAAAGGGAGCACAATGGTTAGCTGATAAATGGGAAGTAGATATAGCTGTTATCAAAGAATGTAAAAGAATGGTAACATCAGAAGAATGGGTACAAGAGAGAATGAATAATGACAATGGTCACGAGTTGAGCGAAAGTCAAGCATTTACTAAACATTTATTAGATAATGGTTTAACTATGGCAGATGTAAAGTCTGTTAAGTTCTGGCAAAATTTTAACGGAGAGCAACGATATAGTATAGTAACTCATAATCAATGGCATGAACAGCCGCAGGTTAAAGAAGAGTTACTAAACTATATTAAAACTAACTCTCACAAAGTAAATAAAATTGCTTATAAAAAATCTAAAGATCCTATTTGTTATGAGATTTCTTTACCAGATATTCATTATGGAAAGATTACTGATGATTCTACAAACGCTGTAGAAGAACATTATATGAGAGCTATTATGGATTTACATAGAAAAGCAGATGGAGTAAATATAGATAGATTTTTATTACCTGTTGGTAATGATGGTCTTAATTCAGAAGGATATTCAAGAGCTACAACTAAAGGCACACCTCAACAAGATCATCTTTTATGGAGACAATCTTTTAGAGGATATTGGAATTTAGTTATGAAAGCAATTGATTATTTAGCACAATTCGCACCAGTAGATGTTGTAGTAGTACAAGGTAATCATGATTTTGAACGCATGTTTTATGTGGGAGAAGTTTTAGATGCTATGTATTATAAAAATAAGAATGTACATATAGATAATAGTTTAGACACACGTAAATATTATGAATATGGAGTTAATATGATTATGTTTACTCACGGCGATAAAGAAAAACCTCAAGAACTACCTTTATTAATTGCTACAGAACAACCAGAAATGTGGAGTAGATCTAAAGTTAGAGAAGTACATTGTGGACATAAGCATAAAGAACAGCTTAATGAATACATGGGAACTAAAGTTAGATTTATACCATCAATATGTGGTAATGATGCTTGGCATAAAACCCAAGGCTATATAGGTACCTTAAGATGTGGACAAGCTTTTATTTGGAATAAGAGCAGAGGACTAGAAGGTTATTTACAAACTAATATGTTATGAGAAGAAAGTATTCACGCTCAAAAGTAAAGAATGCTAAAAAATCTACATATAAAGGACATGAGTTTAAATCTAATTTAGAATTACATTGTTATAAAAAATTAGAAGAGGCTAAAGTATCTGTTGAATATGAAAAGACTACTTTTACAATATTTGATGGTTTAGTTTATCCGCAAGCATGTTATGAAGGCACAACTAAGAAACTTTACAATAAAGGGTCTAAAATTAGACCTATAACATACACACCAGATTTTGTAGATCCTAAAGGTAAATTTATTATCGAAACAAAAGGATATGCAAATGAATCTTTTCCTTTAAGGTGGAAGTTATTTAAAAAACATCTTAAAGAAAACAATCATCACTATGTGCTATTTATGCCAAGAAATAAAAAGCAAGTAGATGAGGTTGTAGATCTTATCAAACAATTATAGGTTGAGGGGGGAACTTAAAAGGTACCTAGCAGTAAATGCTCTGCACCCCCTTCTTCCTTTTTACCAATTAAATACTTAAACAAATGGCAGAATTAGTTAGCCCTTGCTGTGGGGCAGAATACAGTGATGATCATATACCAGTAAGTACTTGTTGTACAGCAGTGCCTGCAGTATCAGAAACCGATTTATGTTCAAATTGCTTAGAACATACAGATTTTTATGAATATGCATGTAATAACTGTGATGAATTCTTCGAAGAACCAGAAGAAGACTATGAATATGATGAAAGAATGAAAGAATCTATTGCGGAAGACCGTATGGATGAAGCCCGAGATATGGGAGAATAATAAACCAATTAAACAAATTATGAGTATAAAAACAATTGACAAGCCAATCCAGGGCTCAGCCGGGGTTGCTAAGCGCATCAATAAAGGCGCAGAGAAGATGGTCTTTGACATTCTTCAGTCCACACAATATTCTATGCCAATTCAATCTACTGTAAGAGAACTTGTAACAAATGCATGTGACTCTCAGCGGGAGAAAGAAATAGCAATAGAAATAATGAGTGGTAGAAAGAAAGTTGAAGACTATTATATTGAACGTCACGGCGCTCAGTATGAAGATAGTAATTTTGATAAAAACTATTATAATATAAAATATTTACAAGCTGCAAAGCATACTATAAAATTAGTATATGAGCAAAATGAAGGTGTAGGATATTGTGATAAATTTTCAGTTACTGACTATGGTGTAGGCATAGGGGGACGAAGATTAGAAGGTATATTGGAACTAGGATATTCTACGAAAAGAAATACTAGTGAAAATTTTGGAGCCTTTGGTCTTGGTGCTAAAGCTGCGCTATCAACAGGAGTAGATTTTTATACAATTGAAACTGTATATAATGGGATGAGATTTAAATGTAATTGTTATAATTACAAAACTGATTTCATTATACCAGCATTTAATGTACAAACTGGAAAGCAAAATCCATTTATTACATTTAGTGATGGATCTAAAGTTCATTATGAACAATTAGGCGCTGATACAGAATTAAATCAAACTACTATTTCATTTGGTGTTAAACGTCACAATAGAAATAAGTTTGAAGAAGCTGTAGAAGAACAATTATTATATTTTGATAATGTAAATTTCATAATTATAGATAATGAAGATGAAGATCATCCGGACAGAGAAGTTAAATTTCAAGCCGAAGTATTATATAATTCTAAGAATCTTATAGTTGCAGATAGCTATATATATAATAAACCACATATTGTACTTGTTAAAGATGAAAATGCTGTAACAGGTATTAATTATGGTTATATTGATTTCCGTGAGTTAGAAATGGAATCTATGTATGGATCCGTAGCATTCAAATGTCCTGCCCGCCAAGTTATAACTAACGAGGATGGGACAGAAACTGTATTACAAGAAGGTGTAGATGTTACTCCATCTCGTGAGAAAGTTATTTGGAATGAGTCTACTAAGAAGTACATTAAGAGTGTTATCATGGCAGCTGCACAAGAAGCTAGTGATATGGTTCAAGAAGAATTAGAAGAAACTGATTTCTTAAAATGGGTAGATGCTTGTAGATCTGTTATTACAGGAAATAGTAGTGAAAATAGAGTTCTTAATAAATTATCTCGAATAATTAATAAAGATGATATTAAACCTAAATATGGTCCTGATAAAAGAATCAAATATGGTCCAGCTAATAAACTCTTTGATGGTCTTACTATTATGAAACCTTATGAAGATAGATATTCAGACGACAAAATAAAAAGAGAAGCAATTAAAGACTGGCAAGGATTTGATGCTAAACATTTTTATAAAAGAGATGAGGCTTTTTCTAGAGTTAAAGATGTATATTTAATGGAAAAAGATCGAGAAAATGATTATCATAAAAACCATGTTACTACTTATACTATTCAAGATTTAGACAGTATATTTAATTCTAAAATAGCGGCAGCTGGAGGTGATGCAAAAGTTAAACTTATTCAAAGAAAAGCTAAACTTAAAGCTAAACGTGATGCTATACTTAAACTTATTGAAGCATCAGAATGGTATAAATCTTATGATGAAGTTGAGATTCCTGACGAATGGTTGAAAAACTATAAAGAGGAAGCAGCTATGGCAGAAGAAAAGTCTAAATTTTCTAATTTAACTGCTGCAGAACGCCGTGATATAGAAAAGAGGATGGTAGCGTACACTGTTAGATTTGACGATAAAAAAGATGATTATTTTACTATGGATAAGATTGAGCCAAAAGCTAAAGATCTTATGAATAGCAAAAATCGTATTTATTATTGTACTAAAGCAGATGAAGGCAAAATGAAGCAAGCTGCTTTACTCCTTAAGGAAGTAATGCCTAAACATAATGAAGTTTATACTGATTCTAATGTTTATGTTTATGATAAAGAGCATAAAGAGCCTGTTTATTGGTATGAACATCCTCCAGTCAGATTTATGAAATGGGGTAACGAAGAGTATGAAGATTGGGCTAAACCTGTTCAAGGATGGGATACACCTCAGCTTATACGTGTTAGTCAAAATAAGGTTAAGCATATTACACAAAACCCTAATGTCAAACACATCGATGAATTATTTTTACAATTAACAACTAATAATGAATACACTATGGATAAATCACTAGTAAAATACTATACAGCATATAAATTAAAAAAGATAAATCAATTTAAATTTATGCAAGGATTAGGATGTATACACGATGAACTACAAAAAGATTATTGTAAGTTACAAGATATGAGGAATGATAATTATTCTGAATTTAATCATAGACGTGTACAAGATGTAGCACCAGCTATAACTGACCACATGGAGAAATTATATGAATTTCAGAAATTTTGTAATGAATGTGATGATCCAGACTTAATTCAGGATAAATCTAGAGAATTATTTGTATTGTCTGATGTAAGTGACGCGCGTGCTGCAGATTTAGATATATTAGCTAAATATGATAATATAGTTGAATTTGCAGAAGAAGTTAAACCACTTTTAGATGAACTTGAGGTTCTTAATGACAGGGAATGTAGTATGTCCCCTGAACTTGAGAAAGAAGTTAGAGTTTATTTAAGAGCTAAATCCCGTGAGATATGGGACAGTTAACAACAAAGTCTATAAGCCCACAACAAACGTGGGCTCGTAGACGTAACTGGGAAAAAAGAACCTTAAGAGGTTTAACAGAAGAGTTGGAATTTAGATTATATGCTAGATGGAAAGGGTGCTCTGATGAAAAAGGCAATATTCGAACGCAAACGGCTACTGATCTTGAAATACAACAATTAGAGAAAGCTGTAAAACTACTTAGTTCTATACTAGAACGATGGTCACATAACTACAGACCAATGAAACAAAATATTAACTTTAAAAAATTCAAATAAATGATTACAATAAATGTAATAGATGACAAAATCTGTGGAAGCTATGGAGACAAAGCTTTTACAGTTGAGTATAGTGATGAACTATACGAGAGAATGAAGCAACTTGATCATAAAGCTCAAGGTGTAACTACAGTAGAAGAATATAATGAAGTCATGGAGGAGTTTGCTCCTTTATGCATTGTAGACTATACTGCAACTATTGAAACACAATGTGAATTTATTCATGTTAACAAAGGAACAGGAGAATTCTTTCTAAAGCATAATGGAGTGGTATCTACGATACCTATGCCACAAGCGCTAGTAGACAGAATATTTGACTCTTTAGATAAAGGTCTAGACTTTATGCCTTTAGTTAAAATGTGGACTAGATGGTTACGTAACCCAATCTTGTGGAGAAAGATGAAGCAAGGATGGGGGAACGATTTCTGTAATAGATTCTTTAATTTTGTGAACATGCAATATGTTCATCCTAAACATAAAGAAGATCTTATGGAAAATCATGGATTAAGCGAAGACGCAGCTTCCAAACGAGCAACAATGTACCAAATGAAAATCACCCATGAGGGATTACTTAATGGTTACAAGGTCTCTAGTGAAATACTGCACAAGTTTGATTCAGAAACTGGTGAAAAAGTTGATCGTTATAAACGAACGTTCAATATTGACACTGGTGAGATAGATGGTGAAGGATTACCAGAACACGTAGAAGATAGACTCTTTGAGCCTGCAATGATGGGCTCAGGTGGAGATGCATTCTTCTGTGAAGGGCCTAACGGCTATGCTAATCCTGGACATTTTATCAAAGTGGGATGTACCCACAGGCTAGACGATTGGAGCAAAGTTAACGTTAATGATACTACATCATGCGTTAAAGGGCTCCACGTCGGCGGCCTAATATACATCAATTGCTATAGTGGAGAAATTCACAATATTTTTGTAGATCCTATGCACATCGGAGCAGTACCAGATGATACAGATGGAGCTATAAGATGTAAGCAATACTTTGTTCATTCCTCCTTAGTTGGTGTGAATGGATCTATTTACCACAGTTCTACTTATGCAGCAATGACTGATGCAGAGTGGGATGAAATGCGAGCTAAAGCTGTTGAAGAGAAATCTGAGACTAAAGCTCAATGTGACAAGGAAGTTGCAGAGCTTAATGCACTGTAGCTAGTGTTTAATTGGTAAGATATAGTGGGAGGGTCAGTTAAGGCCTAATTCAACTCCGTAAGCGAGCCCTCCCTTTATATCTTTTACTTTAAAATTTAAAGAGATGACAGAAAAAATAATTCTAATAGATGGAGATAGTTTAATCTATTTCGAAATGGGAAAACCTACCTTAGAAGAAGCTATTGATAGTCTAGATGGAAGAATTCATGAAATGATGAATAGATGCGGTACAACTAAATATGCAGGATTCTTAACAATAGGCAAATGTTTTAGATACACACAGGCAAAAACAAAAAAATACAAAGGAAACAGAAAAAAAGGAATTAAACCAATTATATTTTATGCATTAAAAGCATATTTACAACAAGAATGGAAATTTGAATATATTTCAGAATTAGAAGCGGATGATTTAGTAGCAGTATATGCAGATTATCAAAATACTATAATTTGTAGCCCTGATAAAGATGTATTATATCAAGTTGATGGACGACATTATAACTATAGAACAGCTGAATTTATAGAAACTACACCTGATGAAGCAGAAACATTTTTATGGAAGCAAATGCTTATGGGAGATCCAACAGATGGGATTCCAGGTATCCCAAAAATAGGCGAAAAGACTGCAAATAAATGGTTATGTGATGTGCCAATACTAGATATGCCAACAGTTGTTTTAAATAAATACATTGAAAAGTTTGGTAATCACGAAGGAATTCTTAAATTTGCAGAGACATTTAAACTTGTATATATCCTTAAAACCAAAGAAGACGTTCTGCGGGAAACTGGTATCGAGCTAAGTAATTTAGTTATTAACGATATAAAACAGGAAGAACAATTATGGTAGTGAAATGTGATCAACTAATATTTAAACCAACTAATCCTCTTACTTTTCAAGTATCTGGAGGTACGCGAGTACTAACAGCACATAAAGTAGATGGAATAATCCAAGCATTGGAAGGCCCCTCCGGTTTAAATTTAACTCTCGGATTATCCGTGGATGTAAAAAAAATCAACTATAAAATAAATATTATAGAAGAGATTTGGAGGAATGATGTATTAACATACGATTTGTCAGTATCTAAAAGAACAAAAGCGTCTTTTTTTATTTTACCTATGTTAGGAGGTAAAAAAAGCCATTACTTTTGGAATCAGTTATTTATGAATTGTTTTATAGCAACACCAGAAGAGAAGAACTGTATAGCTCTATTATACAGATTCTCATCAGACCCTTTATTTTTAAAATTTGAAAAAGCAATTACTAAATTTAGATGGTTTGAGCGTAGAGAAGATCCGTCTGACGGATATGTTTTGTTTATATTTAACGTACCTCCAGCGTATGAACAAGACTATGAAAAAATTATTAATGGAAAGTATTCCGAAATCAGTAAAAAATATAAAATAGATTTATTAGAATTTCATAATACTCAGATTGATAGTTTAATTGGAGAAGTACTATTCAAATCAGAAAAACGAAAATTACAATTAGAAAAAGATTTAGGTGCTATACTTCCAGAGAATTCGGAATTACTTAGTATTATAAATCCTGAACAAGAAACGTTTAACATTAAAACTTATATAAATGGGCTGTAAATGCAAAAAAGAAAAACCAACAGTTGAAATGTCTGTCCCAGAAGGAATGGAATTCAACACTTCATACACGATAGATAGTACTTTACATGGTAAGGCTTATTATGATGAAGCTGACAGGAATGGAAGAGACTTATCATTTCAAGATAACTTACATTTAACATGTAATAAAATAAAAAATCTATTAATACAAAAAAACCAAGCATATGGAAATACAGCATTAGAACCTATTAATGTATTTAGTAAGCTTAATGCCACAGAAGCTATATGCGCAAGACTAGATGATAAAATAGCAAGAATAAAAAATAAAGGAATTAATGATGAAACAGAAGATACTGTAGATGATTTAATTGGTTATTTATTATTGCTAAAAATGAGTATGTAATATAAAAAGGGAGTTTAATACTCCCTTTTTTATTCTCTATCCCACCTTGTCCCCCTTTTTTCCGTAATTGCTCTTAAATAGTCTTATATTTATCTTGTGGATATATTTCAGCTATACTTACTAGTCCAGAAATTCCTGGAATAAACTTCCAACTATAGTACCCTATAGGAGTTCTATCTTTTTTAGAATTTTCTCCAAATACTGTATCCCCCATTTCATCTATTGAATTCCCAGTAAATTTCATTAACTGTTGAGCTAAAGATATTAATGGAATACCAGATGCTCTAGGACCAGTCATCTCAGTTGGATCATAGAATACAGCAGTCTCTCTATATATCCTATGTACTACATTATCTATTTTTCTACCTAACCAACTTTGTCTTATATCTTTTTTACCATCATCGTCCCAATCTCCTCCTAACGCCATCATACCTGCAATTAATAAGAAAACTGCTCTTAATTCCATTAAGGCTCCTCTAATATTTGATTGCCTCATATCTACAAACTTTTTATACCCTGCTTCTTTTTCTGCATCAGTGTCAAAATTAAATTCTGGATTACCTGTTTGCTCAATTAAAAACTTTTCATATTCTAATCTTGCTCTTCCTTCTTTAACTTTATATCTGCTAGAATAACCAAAAG